ACAAAGATTCAATCAATGATGGCAATTTTACAGAAGGTGAAGGCTATGTTGTTTCTGACAGAAACAGTTTGCTAGAACGCCTTAAAGGAATAAACAAAGATAAATAAGTTATAATAGGATCCTAACAATGAAAAAATTTCAAGATTTTTTAGTCGAATCTAAAAAAACATATAGTTTTAAAATAGGGCTTGCTGGAGAACTTCCAGAAGGCATCAATGATCGTTTAAAGACAATGTTAGAAAAGTTCGGTGTAGAAACATTTTCAGCAGGCAAAAAAACACCAATACAAGAACGTCCGCTAGATTTTCCAAACTTAGAAAATACAGAAGTTACATACTTTGATGTAGATCTTGTGTATCCAACGACAGAAGCAATACTACAAGAATACATCGGTCATTCTTGCAGCGTGCCACGTAGTCATGTTATAGTTAGAAATCCAGACAGTCCGGTAGAAAGACATCAAAGTGTAGAAGAAAATACCGAATATGAAACTCTTTTAACCAAAGAGGATATGGGCGGTGTTTCGGCACAAGGCAGTGTAGGTACTACTCGTGTAATGGATCTATTAAAAGAATTAGAAACTGCTCGTAAGGAAAGCAGTGAAAAAAGTGGCTTCAAAGTAGAATCTAACAATGATCCACAAAACTCCAAAAGTGTATTAGGAAACAAAAAATGAGCAATATGTTAGACATTTTGAAAAAACTTGACGCTGTCGAGAATAAATCTAAAGTAACTGAGTGTGGTCCTATGCCGTCGTCTGCACCGTCTACTCCAGTTAGCGTAAACTTATCTGCACCAACAGCACACGACATGGCACAGATGCTTCGTGCATTGGCAAACATCGAATCCGGTGAAGCAAGACCTGCAATGGCAGCAATGCCAATGGCAATGGCTGCGGATGCAATGGAAGCAGAATACGAAACTGATGAAGAATTTATCAACGAGCCAGACGAAGAATATGCTGACCATAAGTTTATGACCAAAGATTTGAGCGGCGGTATTAATCGTGAAAAGAATATGTATAAACCAGCAGCAAAAGGTGATAACCCAATGTCTGTTGAATCGATCAAAGATCGTTTGTATCGTGCATTGAACGAAAAGAACGCAAAGCCAGATTTCTTAGACATGGACAAAGATGGCAACAAAAAAGAGCCAATGAAAAAAGCAGTTGCTGACAAGAAGAAAGCACCTGTTAAAGAAGTATCAAGTAAAACTAGACAATCGTATACTAAGGCAGCAAATGCCAGCCTTGATAAAGCCCTAGACAGTGGAGACAAAAAAACTGTAAAAAAGAGAGATAGCGGTCTCGATCTAGCCTATGATAAAAAAATACGCGATATGAAGAAAGACAGTGAAGCACGTTCCAAAGCCAACGAAGCAGCAAAACCAGACTTCCTTGATATGGACAAAGATGGCAACAAAAAAGAGCCGATGAAAAAGGCTGTTGCTGATAAGAAAAAAGCACCATTTAAAAAGTAACAAAAAGCGCCAAGAGGCGCTTTTTTTATTGCTAAATATTTTATGGGAAAAAGTTTAGACGGGGTCTTCGTTAAGAAGGCCAACCAAAAAGAAACATATACAGAAAATCAAATTGAGGATTTACTCAAATGTATGGATCCTGAAGAAGGTTATTTGCACTTTGCAAAACACTTTGCTTACATTCAGCATCCTGTTAAAGGTAAGTTGCTGTTTGAACCTTATGAATATCAGTTAAGATTATTGCACAGTTATCATAGTTTTCGTTTTAACATTAACATGATGCCTCGACAAACAGGAAAAACAACTTGTGCTGCAATTTATCTTTGCTGGTATGCAATGTTTCACCCAGATCAAACCATTCTTATTGCAGCACACAAATATACCGGCGCACAAGAAATCATGCAACGTGTTCGTTATGTTTACGAAACTTGTCCGGATCACATTCGTGCAGGTGCAACTGGTTATGCCAAAGGCTTTATTGAATTTGAAAACGGGTCACGTATTGTAAGCCAAACAACTACTGGTAACACAGGACGTGGTATGAGTATTTCATTGCTATACTGTGACGAATTTGCGTTCGTGCAGCCCAACATTGCAGAAGAGTTTTGGACCTCAATTTCGCCTACACTTGCAACAGGTGGCCGAGCAATTATCACTAGTACACCAAACAGCGACGAAGATACATTTGCTACAATTTGGAAACAAGCAGAACTAAAATTTGACGAATATGGCAACGAAAGTGAAGTAGGTGTAAACGGATTTCATGCATTTAGAGCATACTGGGACGAACATCCAGACCGCGACGAAGAATGGAAAAAAGCCGAACTTGGTCGTATCGGTGAAGAAAAGTTTCGTCGTGAATATGGCTGTGAATTCTTAATCTATGACGAAACACTAGTTA